ACACGGCAAAATTCAATAAAGGTTAGTTTGTTTGGACCATAAGGAAACTCACGCAAGAATTTAAAACCTAAGTATTTGAGTAGCCTCAAATGTGCGGTATTGCGCTTGTCACATATGTTCCACAGCAGTTTTTCAGATCGACCTTCTAAATAACGTTTAGCTGATCTTGCAAAAGAAATAGGGTAATTATGGATAACAGGAGTGCAGAGCATCCATATGTCTCCTTGTTCACCAATGCCACCACATCCTGCTACTTCACCGTTAGGTGCCCAGAAAGCCACTGAGCCGTGCCTAAGAGAGGCTAGAGGGAGCACTAAATAGGGATCATGACCATGACCCTCAACAATCTCCCTCCGGTCCTCAGAGCGTAAATTAGAAGCAATGTGGTAAGCAGTATTAGCTGTTAGTTTGTCAATCTTAAACACGTCTATGATACATGGATGAGTAGTCCCCTTCCCACGACATCGAACGGAAGTTTAAAGGAGCAGGGTGAGTAGAAGTAATACTCACATTGCAGTTAGTATTACGCTCATATACAGGCACAGCTATCGTAAGTACTTTATCAACAGGTGCATCATTAACTCTGTAATCATTCAACACTGTCTGATTATATTCTTTAGTATAGTCTGACTTGCCGATACGCTTCAATCCAACAGAAAACTGACCAATATTACCAAAACGAAGTTGCATCCTTTGAATAGTAAGAGAAGCAGTTAGATCAGAAACCAGTTGGTTGTTTGAAGATTTAGTGACATACACTTGTGGTAAACCTACTTTGAATTGAAATGGAATACCGAAAGTAATACTACCGCCAAGTGCAGTATCGAAAGTCATAACATTACCGACGATAGAGGTTGGCTTTTTAATTTCACCATTCACAATAGCTACAACATTTGTATAACCATCGTAGTTGTCAAGGTTAGGACTATTAGGGCCAGGTTGCCAGGTATGAGTAACAGAAGGTGCAGTATTTGATGCGGTTACATAAAAGCTATCAAGGAAGGACGTGTAGTTCACAGGACCACCGTAAATACCAGAACCTGAGATGGTTGTTTCACTACCATACGGTTTGATATAACACTCATACAAAAAGTAATTACTAGAAGAATTTTCTACAATATAGAGTTTGTCGTCTATACTGAAAATATAATCTATACTAAATGGAAACGTCCATTGGAACCAGGCTGACTGAATACGTTGATTATTAGCATTATGATACCTGTAAGCAAATATAGACTTAGTTCCTTTCTGTAAAAAGAATACCGTATTATTCTCTCTACTATTGACAACATGGTCAACCGTAGAAGGTAACAGTGTTTGTACGATCTTAGTCTGTTCGATTAGCTGAGGCTCACGGTCTCTTGAAATATCAAATATCTCAAAGAACCTTGTGTTCTCACCGGCTTGGTCAGTAAACCCAATAGTCGTACCCATAGATACTGGTTTTGCTGACGGGTTATATCTGTAAGTAGATATGTTTGATAACTTCGCAGTCTCAGGAGTTAGTGAATCACTATCTGTATGCAGTAAGAATTGTTGACTTTGTGCAAAGGCTACAAGACCTGTGGTCGTCTCGATGGCTGATGTAAAGGTAACAGGCTCTGTTGAACTAGCAGCAATATCAATAGGGTCATCAGGCGAAACCACCAAAGCAGAGTTAAAGAAAAAATTACCAAGGTCGCCAGTTTGACTTAAGATAACATTACCTCTAGATAGGAAGCCTAATCTGTTGCGGTGAAAGATAGTTTGACTAATTTTGTTACCAACAAAACTAGGGATAGGGTTTGTTTTGTCATCACCAACTTCTCTTGGTTTCCAGGCTAGGTTGCCGTCTATTTTGAATTGGTCAACAATGAAACCACTTTGTGTTCTAACAATAGTATGCGGTAGTGTAGCCGGATCAATTGTGGTTTTTACATCTTTAACATTATTTGGTACTGACGGTTCAACTGTTTCCTCCCACGCACCAGGACCGTCTTTATTATTATCTCCTACAAATTTAAGATAGTAATTATCTTCAGCTGATCGATCACTGTTGGTCACTTCAACAATAAAGCCATGCTTGCATTGAGATGGTAACTCAGATGTATTAATTGCTTTTGTACTAAGGATACTCCAAAGATCAGGTTCTGAAGTTGTTAGATTAAATTCAGTATCTGAAGCGATATAAATACCATTACCTATAACTTCAGTATCTAGGTTGATATAATTATTTTGTGGTCGTATAAAAGCAGTAGCTACATTGATTTGACTTAAGATTGATTCTGTATCAATCGGAGTAGTAGCCTCAAAAGATGTCGGCTCAGGACGAAAACGTGCTTCCTGATGGACCCGTCTTTTTGCAATATTAGTGACAGTAACTAGATACTTTTGATTTTGAGGATTTTGACCATCATGATTAGTACTAACGCCACCCATATCAACAAATACAAAGTCACCCTTTTGCCAGCCATGTCCACCATGTAGCAGCTCTACAGTAGTGTTGTAGATAGATTGGTAGTCACTGCCTGAATTTATATTCGATGCAGTCCCTTTAAGATTAATCTGTGCTGTAGTTGTTAATCTAAATGCCAGATTTCGTCCGTCAAAGTCAGTACTACCTGAGGTTTCATGGATTTCACTAGGTACTATAAAAGTTTCACTGGCAACAAAACGAGCATCAGGATTGACATTTTCATAACCAAATTGAAACCATCTGTTAGAAGTTGTTCCGTTAGAATTTAATACTACTACTTGTTCGTAATTACTATTATTAGGATTAGTACTCGTAAAGAGTTTGACTGCCTGTACCTTTAAGGTTATAGCTGTTTTTTCTTGTGCTGTACTAGATCGATTAACACTCTTAATTTCAAAGTTATATGCTCTACCATGCACTAACTGCTTCAAAGAAATAAAGTACTCATATCGTTTATTCCTAGCAGCGGATAGGGTACTGAGCATACTGACTTGCGTTGCTGTATTAGTGACAAACGTATAGTCGTTGGCTGTATTAAATTTAAGCTTACCAGCCTGATGCGCTAAGTAATTTGAGGTTAGATTATTAGTGACATTCGCTGGGGTAACAGTGCCATCAGAGTTAATCTGCCACATTCTGACAGTTCCGTCTGAAGTAGCTATCTGACCTATATAAATACCTTCCGCATCATCACGATAGTAACTGAACCATGAGCCGTCAGTAGTAGCACCAGTCAAGTTACTGAGAAACTTTGTACCGCTACGCTTAACCAAACCATCAGTAATGTCTGGCAAACCGTTGACCAATTCTTTGACTTGCCCTGGAAGCATCAGTTCTTCAGGCTGTTGTGAAATACCAGCGATATAATTAGGAATAGTTTGGGTAATACTTGCCATTAGCGTCTCAGTGCATCAGAAGGAATAAATGATCTATATGTAGTTTCATCAGGTATACCCAGGTATGATAGATCTTCCTGATCACATTCGTAATCAATACAAGTTGATCTTGCCTGCAGTTCCTGTGTAGACAAAAGCTGTACAAGTTGTGGGTTAGCTACAAGCTGTGTAGCAGCACGTCCAGCAGCTCGTAAAGTGACATAACGTTGGAAGACCGAAGGTAGATGTTCAAACTTAACGAGGAAGACAACATCGATCAGCTTGTCACTGTCAAATGTAAATGTATGATTTAGCTTATCGTAAAGCATAAGAGTACCGCCATTATCTCTAATGACAGTATTAATGGTTCGATCAGTCAAACCGTCGTGCACATCAATACGACTAAGTGCAGGTACACCAAGCATGGTAGCTACTTCAGAAACTACAATATTATTATTACTATTAGGTGATACTTTGATGTGACGTTCAGTGTTGTAAGTCCAGCCTTCATTCTGTACATCCTTAGAAACTTCGATCAAGATGTTATGAATTAACGAAAGCTCAGGGTTATTAGAGTCAAACGAAGAAACTGGGGACTGACCAATAGCATTAAGGATTGTATTTACTGCGGATAATTCGTTATCGAGAGAAGGGTTAGTTGAAGGGGACATAATTAAAAAAAAGGGACCCCGAAGGATCCCTTATAAAGTTAATATCAGGTTCCTGTAGTGTTAGCAGGATAAGTTGTGCCGAAGGCAGCAGGAGCAGAAGCACCTGCATAAAGTTCAACTGCACAGGCAGGGTTGAGGAAGTCAGCACCCATTGCCAGACGACCCAGCATCACGTCACCCTGATAGATCACGGAGACGTCACCACTGGTGACTTGCACCTGGGGACCAATAGCTTCAACAACACCAGCAGCTTCTTTCTGGAAGATCAAGCCACAAGTGCCATCGAAGGCATTTTGCTCACCATAGTTGTTGTTCATACCCAGAACACCGCCACCATCTTCAAGGGCAGTGTCACTACCAACAAAAGAACCGGTATTACCAGGATCAGCAACACCAGCATCAGTTGTACCACCAGTCGTACCGTACTTAGTACCGTAGTTACCCAGGAACGGGATGTTCATGGACTTGTAGATACGAATACCAGCGATCTCGGCAACGCCTTGACCAGACTGCAGTGCAGTACCAGTGGCGTCACGGTTGATCAGACTCAGAGCATTAGAACCAACGTTCTGAATCAGGGAGTAGTACTGACGTGGGTTCAGTACAGCAACACGTCCATCAGAGCTGACACCCTTCTCATCGAGGGCAGCAGCAGCGTTGTAGAAAGCTTGGACAAGCTTGTCAGCATTATATGCATCAGGCAGAGTAGTACCAACCTGAATCTGTGTACCACCGGGTTCAACAAAACCAGACTTAGTGACAGGAGATGCTTGACGTGCACCTTTCGCAATAGCGCGGAAGATCAGACGGTCATACTTTTCAGCCAGTGCGTAGCCGATCTTACGGGAGATCTCAGAACGCAGGTCATA